CCTCTGGCGCTGGTTCCTGTTCACCCTCTGGCGCTGGTTCCTGTTCACCCTCTGGCGCTGGTTCCTGTTCACCCTCTGGCGCTGTCTTTAATTTATCCGCTTCAACGTCTGGCGTTCCGTCTGCTAGTTCGCGGTTTTTCTTGTGCCAAATAGAACCATAATCAACGGTAATATTTAGATCAAACATTTCATTTATTTTTGCGATAGCATCAAGGCGGTTATTCATCATGTTATCAATGAACGGGTAAAGCATATCATCATTCAAACCCGCTTCACCCTCGGTTATACGTTCGCGTTTCATATTAAAATTGGCGTTCAAACCGAGTTCATTAAACAGACTAGCCTTAATGTATTGTTGATATTCAATAAGCGCCGTAACACTCCCGCTTTGTTGTGTGTTGGTGTGTAGCTTAACACCTTCAAATAAAGCCGCCTCGCCAATCACACCCAATTCACCGTTAATAACCTGTTTTAAATATTGGTCGGCGCTGGCCTTGGTTTTATCGTCGCTTGCGCTTATCACATTTTGTAAGCGGTTAGCATAACCCCAAAGCAACATATTTATTTCATTTTCAGCGGTTAACGTGTTGGCTTTGGTTAGTAGCGGCATTAAGCCCACGCGATAATCATCATTATTAAATAAAACCCCGTCTTTTTTTATGTCTAGGGTTTTATTGTATTTTAACGCGGGGTTTGTAATAACTATTTGTGTGGGGTTTCCGTAAACGTCTTGGACGCCACCTAAACCGCCCGTAAAGGCGTAAATTTCGCCCTCAACTTTTGCGATATAAGCGAACCCGCCCACCTGTAAAAGTTTTTCAAGTTCCTTTGCCGGCAATGTTTCGGGTAATCCCGAATATTCAAACATTGATAGCGTTTTGTTTAGCGCGTATTCATTCAACGTTAAAACGTTGTGATCTTTCTTTGTGAAGTCGTAACAGACTTTAGGGTTTTGAGTTGCCATGTTAACACCTATAGGTAATTAAAGATTTTTACACACTTTTAAATAATTTAAAATTGTATCACCTACCGAGTTGCTTTGATAGTAAACACGATCATTTTTGAAAAACCATAAAATGCGTTGGTGTGTCTTATTTCGCGGTTTATATATGTTTCGTTGATAACACGGCGCGGGGTTGTAATCTAGTGTATAAATAACCGTGTTGTCTTTATCTTTTACGGGTGTGGTTTTTGGGTGAATGAACGTAAAATAATTGTCATCAACGCCTATAATTTCGCACTGAAAAAGTTGATCTGAAAACTCAATAAAATAAGTAAACAAAACGTGTTTAGGTTTATATTTAAAAGGTAAATGTGGGTATATGGAAAGCTCCCACGCGCCGCCCGTAATCATCGACAATTTAGGGTTGTTAAAAGCAAAGTATTTATTACTTTCTTTAGTGTTGCTGGTGTCGGGGCAATATTCCACCGCTACGGTTAATTTACTTTCCCCGTAATGGTAAACGTCTATTGTTCCTTGTTCCATTTTTTGAATATGGGTTAATCCCATTTCCTCAAAATATGGGGAATATTTATTAACCGTGTTTCCCAACATATAAACCTTAACGTCTTCTCGTTTACGAACAATGGTAGAAACCGTGTTCATAAAAAATACGAATTCATCGTTTAGATAAAGTCTATTAGAAAGGAATTCATCAAAAATAATATATTTAACGTTTGGGAAGCTGGTGGATTTATCGTGTTCACCGTCTGAAAGTGCGAACGTATAACCAACAATGTCTAAATCAGAATAAACCGCCTTGCCTTTTTCGTCATAATTACAAAGATAAAATTTACCCGCGTGATAGTGAACGCCTTTAAATTCCCCGCGTGTTAATTTTTCTACCACTTTTTCATTGTTAATGCCGGTGAATAATTGGGACGCCCTACGTCCTGTTATGTCCTCTTTCCACCTTCTAACATAGGCAAATTGGCCACCTGTTTTAGCGTATTCGGTAAGCGATTTTTTTAGCAAAGCAAACGTTTTACCGTTTGAACGTTCCCCGAATATGACGTTATACGTTGCGTCTTTTTTGTCAATCTTTGCGGTTGTGTAATACTTCATATATGTTTAACCCCTTTATAAATATAGCCTTTGCCTAACTGGTTTAAAAACTGTTTGTATTGTTCAGCAATGCTTAAAGTAAAATCACACGGTTCTAGGTGAATTGCTGATTTACTATAAATTTCTGTTTCTTTGCCTTGGTAGTCGGTACACATAAAAGTATAGTCATCGTCTATATAGGTGTGTGTCATTTTTCCGGTTCTTTCAGCGGGTATGTAAAGTGAGTCATTAAACATTTCAAACACGCCCGAAAAATCACCCGCCTTTTCTACCATATAATTTAACCCGTTTTGTTTACTCAATCCCGCCACGGTTAGCGCTAGTTTATCGCCGCTTTGTGTTAAATAGCGTTTAGCGCCCAGCGTTTTAAATCGGTCGTATGTGCCCTCAAAATCCCAAACACCTAACATTTTTTCAACGCCTTTTTTGGTTTTCGGGTTTAAGAGTTTTTCGTCTAAATTGTGGTGTCTACAACAATCACGCATTTTTTCTATTATTTTTTCATCATACCATTTAACGTAATCGGTTAATTTTTCATAGTTCAACACCTTTAAACTGTCGGTGTCTGAATAAATATAATCGTCACCCGCTGCTATTATGCCCGTCCAAAGATTGCGCCGCGCGTAGGCAGTAACCCAAACGCCCCACGGGTAATATAAAAAGCGCCCCTTTGCTTTGTTGTATTTGTCAATTTCGGTTTCTAAATCTACGCGCTCAACTTCCCAACCTTCAATATAAACCGTGTTGTCTTTTACTATGTCAGTAACACACATACCGTAAATGCTATTAAGCATTCCCTTTGAAAGTAAATATTCTGCCTCCATACCTTCAACGTCTTTTAAGGTGGTTTTTCCTTGGTATAGATCAATAATAGATTTTACAATTGATTTAGGTAAATAATTTTTGTGTGAATATTTAACGTTTGCTAACTCTATTTCATCCCACAAATAGGATTGTTTCATTATAGAAAAATCAACGTCCGTTAATGTGGTGGTTAGGCTTTCAGCGTGTGAAACGCGGCCATTGTTTATAATGGGTTTTGATATGGTTGAACACTTAGACTCACTTAAATAATTCTCTTGATCTATCGCCGGTCTAACGTTTGTCAACTTAACATCAAACACTAACGCGAACCTCTGACAAAGGCTTTTTAAATGGGTTTCGCTTTCAACTTCAACGGGTTTAAAGCGTGACATGGGGAATTGCTCAGAAACCATTACAGACGGGTAAGAACTGGTAAAATCAATGCTTGAAACCTGTTCAAGTGTTACGCCGCTATAGTTTGCGTTTGCGTGTGTAAAACCACCCATAAAAGAGCGCTTCAATTGAATATAGGTTTCTGAATCAATTGTTAAATCTTGCATTATTTGGCGGTAATTTTTATATTTCCCTTGACTACTTTTACGATGATTTTTACTAGAATAATAACATTCGTCTTTAACGTGTTTTCTAACCCGTCCGGTGTTTGTCATTGGGATTTTCGCAACGTCACCATACATTTCTATTTGTTCGTTTATGTAGGCTATTATGATTAAAACGTCATTTTCACAATATGCTAGTTCTTGTTTTGTTAGTGGTGTTTCAGGTGTTCGAACTAAAGAATAATCTAAATCACCAACCAATTTTTTAATAGATTTTGTGGTTAAATTTTTGGCCGTGTTTGCTAGGCTGTAACCACTTAAAATATAGGAGTCTCTAAATTCAATACCTAAAGAACACACCGCCTTAACGGGTTTTCGTTCAGCCACGGCGAACACTTCCAACCAGTCGAAATAATGTCGCATAAATTGGAATTCATAACCTAAGTTATGAACATAAACAACTAGCCTTGTTTCATCGTCTAACAAAAGCGCGTCCTGTAGCCTCTCGCAAATTGAGATGAACGATTCCCAGCAACGCCCGTAATAAACCGGCGAATCACCAAAAGACAAAGCCCAAACATACATAAACGCTAGTTTGTTTTCATCTTGCTTAATGCTGGTTGTTTCTATATCAAAACCCGCCGCCACGTTATAATAAGTTACTTGTTTGTTCGTTCTAATGGTCGGCAATTCGCGGTAGTCGGGTGTGATAAACTCGCTATGAAATAACAATAATAAAGCCTTTTATTTGACCTTTAAGAATTCTATTTTTTCACCTTGTAAAATTCTATTTTGTCGTTAGTTACGTTAATGGTTGCTTTTAACGGGTCTTCATATTCTTTGATTGCATCAGTAACACTTTTAACCATATCGTCTATGTTGTTGGTTCCCTCGTCTAACGTTATGTTAGCGTCCTTTGTGTACTGGTTTATTGCTTCCCATATTTTCTGATAGCCTATGGCGCTTGCCATATCGTCAACGGTTCTTAGGTATTGTTCAACCTTGCTTGATAGCTCGAAAAACTTAGCTGATTTAGAGCGTAATTCTGTAAGGTTCTTGTATTTAATGCCGGTGTTGTTGGCTATGTCCTTTAACACCTTGTTAGCGCCTCTTATGGTCGATGATTGAGACTCTAAGAACCTGTTAAGTCTTGATACCTCTTTTTGTACCTCGTTATAGGTCTTACCAGCTACCCCGAATTTACCGCCGCCGTCCTTCAAATATTTTTTATAGGCGGGTGTGTCTTTCAATCCATTTTTTTCTAGCCTTGCAATACGTTTGTTTGCTATCGCCGCTTTTTTAGATGCTTCTTTCCTGTATTGTTTTATTTTTCTATCTTTTTCGGTTTGATTTAGTTTTACTTTTGGGCCGTTTTTACCTAACCGGTATAGGTTCTTTGTTTCACTCATTATTACCGCCTTGATTAAATAGTTTCATTAACCCATCAAT